TTAAAGAGATTCGATAATATTATCATACTTTTTCTGTGCTTTTTTTGTCACGTGAAGATATACTCTTGCAGTGATTTCTGAATCACTGTGACCTAGTCGTTTTTGTATTATATACAATGGTACACCTAACTCTGCTAATTTACTAACATGAGTGTGTCGGAAAGCATGAGTAGTAATAATCTTATCAATCCCCAAGTCTTTCTTTGCTTCTCTTAGAAGATTATTTACCGCTTCAACAATAATAAAACTATGATGAAATGTCGTAAACAGAAAATCGTTTGCTTTTTTGCCTTTTGAAAATTCTTTATAAATCTCAACTGCTTTGTCTGGAATTAAAATAGTTCGATAACTATCGTTGGTCTTTGGAAAAGGACTTTTGAACTGATCTTCAAGCTTTAATCCATGATACACTAAAGTACCACATATTTCTGCAAAGTACTGATTTTTAACTTCAGAAATATTTTTGACTTGAATAGTTGCTGCTTCTCCAAATCTCATTCCGGTTAAAGCTATCCATTTACATATGGAAGCGTAAAGGTGATTGTTTGATGTATTTGCATGTTCTAAGTAGTCTATTATTTTATCTAGTTCATCGTCTTCAAGAAACTTTTCTTCGATTGTTGAGTTTGTTCGATTCTTAGGCCAATTTATTTGCAAATTGGTTGGTAGCGATGATATATAATCATGTTGATACGCATATTTTAAAATATGGTTCATTTTGGCTTTTAATTGGACTACAAAACCTTTGTCATAGTCTTCAAGGTAAAGCATATTTTCATATAAATTTATTAAATATTTTGGCGTAATTTTTTCCACTAACGTGTCAGACCCAATGCGCTGTTCTATCTGTTTCTTGTAAGTCTTCCAAGAATAGAACGTGCCTGATAGAACTTGCTTTTTATAAACAAGTTCCCATTCTCTAATAACTTCTCCAAGAGTAACATCCTTTTTAATATTCCCATCTTGAATATTTCTTAACTTACTCTGTATTTTTTGCTCTAGGGCTATCTGAGCCCTTCTACGTGTTTGATTGGTATTTTTATCATAAGTGACAGAAACTTTCTTATACTTGCCTGTAAGAGGATCTTTATACTGTTCTCTGAATTTAACTTTGCCATCTTTTGTTGTTTCTGACCACATAGACGTTCTCCTTTCGTACATACGTTCGTTATAATGTCTTTTTAAACCGGTCGATTTCGACCGGTTTAAAATTAAGCGCTAATTTTTTCAGCGATCTCTAGCGACTTTCGATATTCCTCAGCTTCAGGGATTTCACGGAATTCAAACGTCCTATTGTAATACTTATCAAGAGCATCGTGAATTTGTTCGATAGTAATGTTAAAGAATTCTTTGCGATTATTAACTTTATTGACACGTTGCTTATCAAAGTAATTATGGAGATTCGTTTCAAGCTTATAGGCATCTTCGCTAAAGATTAAAGCGTGAACATCAAACTTAAATGGAACCGAGGCGCTACTTAATTCTCTGATGCGGTCTAATGGTTCTAATCGCCTTGTTACACCGATTTTGAATACATTTTGGCCAAATGAACCAATATTAGAAATGATGTATACATATCCAGCTGTTGCATGATTTTCGCGATAATCAAGGCTTTCAGACTTCTTGTCAAGCTCGCTAAGCTTAGATTTAAGTTTTGCAACTTCTTCTTGAAGTGACTTGTATTTTTCGTCATCTTCATTAACGTTTTCCATTTTTTCTTTAAGAAGCGCTTGAGCTTGTTCAAAGTGCTTTGCTTGTTTTGTGCGTTCCTTTTCAATGGCTTTTCTTTGTTTAGCTAACTCAGCTTGTACTTTTTTCTCTTCTCGCTCTTTTTCACGTTCTTCACGTAACTTTTCTTTTTCTTCTTCTTTCTTTTGCTCGTATTCAAAGGCTAGGTGAAGCTCATCTAGTTTCAAATTAAGATAATTTTGACTTAATTCCACACTATTTCCAGTGTTAAGCTTATTAAGTTGGTCAAAGGAACGATTAATTCGTTTTTCAATTCTAGGCATATTTGTATAAGTTGCCTTATTGATTGCAGCCTCACATTCAACGTTAAATGTTCTAATGAGTTGTTTTATATTTTTAAGTTGTACTCTGTGACCCTTTGAAGCAGAACCGTCCATTAGCATAGAGCTAATGATTACTCCAGCAGAGCCATTTTTTATTGCTTCTTTTTGCTTTTCTCTAATTTCAGATAATTTATCTTTATATTCAATGGAATTTTCAAATGAGTAGTGAGGGGTGTAAAGCCCGTATTCTTCGATACTAACTTGTTCGTCATATGAAATAATTTCATCTTTCACTTCATCTAATTCTTTTTGTTTTTTATCTAAGTCATTATTTAGATCATTCACTTTAGCGTTTAACTGCTGAATATTTCTTTCAATTTCAAGTTCGTTACTTAAATCAGCTGCTTGTTGATCAAGATTATCGATTTTTTCTTTAGTTTGTTTCAACTTTTCGTTTTGAATATTAAAGTTATTAGTTATTTTGTTTAATTCACTCTGCTTCTCTTTAATTAAATTATTTAATTCTTTCTCTTTGCTTTTGATTAGATTATCTAATTCTTCGGGTTTCATTTGAAGAATCGTCATCTTTTTGTCTAGTTTTTCTTTTTGATCCTTATTTTCAGCTTCTAACTTTGCGATTTGTGCAGCTTGATTTTTAATTTCCCTACGAAATTTATTGGGATTAATTACAGGCCAAAAGAATGATAATCCCCATCCTATTAACAATCCCACCAATGCGGCTAAAGGTGAGCCGTAAGTAAAAGCTGCTCCAATAGCAAATCCTAAAAATGAGACGGCTACAATAGCCGAAATTCTTTTAAATCTTTTCATAAAACCCCTCAAATTATAAATCTAATAGTTGCTTCTTCTTTGCTTCAAATTCTTCTTGCGTAATTATTCCATCGTCAGCAAGCTTTTTGAATTTTACAATTTCATCAGCAGAACTTGTAACTGTATTTTGTGAGACGGTATTTTCATTTCTATTTAACTGTTCGTTTAATGAATTAGTTAGTGCTTTAGCTCCGTCCAATGACAAATTAGTAAATTTAAAGTTTTGAGATCCATTTGAAATGAATAATTTAGCAAATACCATTCCAGATTTATAAGACAAATCGTTAATTTTAGAAAGAGGAATATTAATGGACTTTGTTTCCAATCCCATAGGAGCTCTATAAACAGCTAAAAATCTTTTATTCGTGCTTAAAAGAAGCATCACTTCAGATCCACTATTTCCATTTGTTGCACACAATATTTCTTCATCTTCATCTAATATTGAAGGCAAAGCTTTGAGAATAGGCTTTACACCAACAAGTTTGTCGGCTTTAACTTTGTCAACTTGTTCAGTGATTCTATCTAACTGACTATTAATAGGAATTTTTTTGCCATCAGCTACTAAACTAATTAAATAAGAACTTTTATAATTTGCGATTGCATTAGCTGCATTTAATTTTATTCCCAATTTAGTAACGCTTTTATCGCTAAAGATACGTTGAACATCATCTTGACAAACGCTCTCCTTATCCTTTGTTAAGCATTTTGCATCAAGCATTCCTAATTTTTTACCACAAATACAACATATTCTACTCATATTCAATCACTCCCTAATATAGCTTTTAACATCGATCACGATTGGACGTAGGTTAATTTTTATAATATTCTCGGATCTTTTCATCTACGACACTTGCGAGGTAGTGAGGCACATGAAAAGCTTGCATAAAATTAGCACTGTTAACACATTGAATATCTGTATCTTGACAATAGAACGGAATCAAAAGCTTAACAGCTCCAACATTTGCCTTATATTCCACAGATTCTTTACCAGTGAAGCAGGCGTGATAATAATAAACATCGCCTTTGTCTCCATGAATGACATGGGACAGTTCATGAGCAAACTGAAAGATAATTTCACTAGGTCGGTGCCAATCAAGGTTCATAACCACGCTACGGTATTCAAAACTGCTTCCTGGTGGTGTGATCGGTGATAGGTGTGCCCATTTAACTGCGATGTGGTATTCTTCCGCCCGTTCAAGCAAGTAGTCGCGAGCCTCATTCATTGGATAGATCATTGCTTACCACCACGCAATAAACGTTTCATATATTCCAGATCTTCCGGTGGTATCTGCCGACCTTCGTAGGTAAAGACAGTATCTTTATCTGCAAGGTCGGCTGTTTTGTGTTCCTCTTTATTACCATTTAATAGGTAATCTGTCGAAACGTTGAATAAGTTAGCAATCTTATTCAGCATTTGAAAATCTGGCTCTGTTCTTCCGTATTCCCAATTAGCATAAGTTTGCATACTCGAAAGACCAATCGCTTTTGCAACATAAGTCTTACTCCAGCCTTTATTTTCACGCAGGCCAGTAAGCCTTTTACTAAACTCACTCATTTTAATCGCTCCTTTTTAGCTATATCATACAACTGTTAAATGAAAATATTACATTTTTATCTAAAAAAGCTAAAAGAAGTGTTGACTTAGCTAAAAAAGCGAAGTATTATAATACACGTAAGTTAAACAAAACAGCTAAAGAGGTGGACATATGACGACAGTTATTAAAGCAGATGCTTACAAACAATTAAAAAACGAAATTGAACGTAGAGGAATTAAGAATAAGTTTGTTGCTGATAAAATTGGCATAACTCCTAACTATCTTGGTCAGATTCTTGGTGGAAAAAGAAATCTGACAGCTGATGTAGCAATCAGGGCTAGTCAAGTATTAGGACTACCATTAGATATTTTTTTGACTAAAAGTTAGCTAAAATAGCTAAAAGGAGATATTCAAATGAACCAACCACAATTGTTTAATTTTCACGGACAAAATGTCCGCACAGTAACCATTAATGATGAAGCTTACTTCGTTGGTAAAGATGTCGCTAAAATTCTTCGGTACTCAAATACCCAGCGTTCGGTAAACGCCCACGTAGATAGTGAAGACAAAAGGGGGTACCAAATCAGTACCCCCTACGGTACACAAGAAATGACAGTCATTAATGAGTCTGGATTATATTCATTAATCCTTAGTAGCAAGATGCCACAAGCTAAAGAATTCAAGCATTGGGTCACTAGTGAAGTGCTACCAGCAATCCGTAAGCATGGAGCTTACATGACAGATAAAAAGGCGTTTGACGTTGTTCATAACGCTAACGGATTAGCAGACTTGCTACAACAAGCAGCCGACCAGTTAAAAGCTAAAGATATTCAGATTGCGGAGATGAAACCTAAGGCTTTATTTGCGGACGCGGTTTCTACAAGCAACTCAAGCATTCTAATTGGACAGCTTGCCAAAATCCTTCGCCAGAACGGTGTAAACATTGGGCAAAATAGACTGTTTGCTTGGATGAGAAAGAATGGCTACTTGGGAACAAGAGGAAGTAATCGTAATATTCCTACTCAGCGTTCGATGGAGTTAGGACTATTCAAAACTAAAGAAACAGTTATTAATCATTCTGACGGGCATACAACTGTCAACATTACAACGAAAGTAACTGGTAAAGGTCAACAATACTTCATTAACAAATTTTTAAGTGCATCAGTGATTGAAGCCTAGGAGGTGATTAGATGGCAACTCCCGTAAGAGTAGTCACATTAACCGTTGATGAATTAGATAGACGAATGGAACAAGCTGCTTACAAGGCTGTTGCCAAGTTCGTAAAAGACCAAGAAGAAAAAAGCAAAGATGATGAGCTGTTAACTACTACTGAACTTGTAGAACTTGGCAAGTACGGTAAAAGCCGAGAAACCATTAAAAAGTTTCGTGAGCAGATTATTGCTGAAAATCCAAATCAAAAAATCGCTATTAAGCACGGACGCAATTGGTCATACAAGCTAAAAGCATTTGATGAATGGTTTGTAAATCATAATGAAGCTCACAAAGAGGAACTTAAAATCGACCCACGATTAAGGAGGTGAGTTGATGCTAGGACTAGCAATTCCATGGCTCGTGATCATTGCTTGCTTCTTAATTGGAGCAATCGTCAACGTAATTGAACACGAGAAGCTGAATGTGTTGAAACCGAAGTATCGAAAGAAACATTAAGGAGGTAATTGTTGTGAGTTTATTAGGAGATTCCCTCACAAGAAGACGGGGAGAACTCAAATTAACACAACTAGAAGTTGCTGAGCTGGTAAACACTACTACTAGAGCAATATCAGATTATGAAACCGGAAAGAGAGTCCCGACATTAAAAAGAATTCTTGAACTTTCAAATGCATATCAAGTAGAGCCAGAAGTCTTGTTTCGATTAGCAAGGCATGATGTTGAGGATGGATATCAAAGAGCAAAATATTTATCAACTTTTTTAGTAAAGGCTAGACATAGATTAGGGAAAACGCAAAAAGAGATTGCTAAAGAATTAGGATTATCAGAACAAGCGGTTCAAAAACATGAAGTTGGACAAAGAAATCCTAGTTTAAAAGCAATGATGAAGTATAGCCGTATTTATCATATAGATATTTACAAATTAGTTGATTTAGCAATTAAAGACATTAAAGAAGGTGAAACAAATGACATTAACAAAAATAGTTAATTCTAAGCTCACAGCAATGCTAATAGGAGCATGGATTACTTATTGTGCAGGCGTTGGTGACTATGGCGGAGCAGTATTCCTGCTGTTCTTCTACTCACTAATGCTATGGGATTTAAACACAAAAAAAGCCACCGGTGCTGGGAACACCGATGGCGATAAGTAACGACAATCGCTACATTCTAAAAAAATGAACTAAGGAGATTATAACATGAAAAATCAATTACTTAAAGCAATAGCAGAAATGCCAAGCTCTGCTGCTTACTACATGGGGCAACGTGACGGCTATGCTTGCAAGATCAAAGACGTGTTGAATGCTATTCCAGTTGAAAGCGTGCGAGCTAACGATTCTGTATTAAAAGAACTTTATTGGTGGCTTGATATGTATAACGACAGTTTCGCTCGTGAAATGGGGTGGGTGTAATGGCTAAACAATTTAAGTCAATATCAGTTGTAAAAGGTAATAAGACAGTAGATTCTCGAAAAGAGAACTGGAAATTATATATAACTGAATCTTCCCGTTTATTTGAGTTTGTTTCTGGATATATGAACAAATTAAATAAGTATCCATATAACAGTACATTTCGTGACGGCAAAGTTGTTGTTGATTTTGACATTTCGCAAGGAAACAGTAACCACGTTAATACAATGTACACTCGTGGAGCAAATGGTAATGGGAAAGTTTTGCCAATTTCATTTGCAGCTCCTAAAACATGGCATGAAACATTTGAAAAAATCAATTGTGTTAGTGAGAAAAACGTAAAAATTGACGGTAATAAAATAATTTTTAATTTTACGGAAACTAATAAGGAAAGCAATAGTGATGGAACTAATAATGATGATCCAACTAGCGCAATTAACAGCATCAGTTCTCAAGTAATTCAACAATTGATCAATTCAGATAAGTTTGTTAATAACATCGCAAATAACGTTAGCTTAAAACTGGCAACCGTTCTATCAACTAGATTTAATCGCTTTACTGAAGAAACTAAATCAATTATCAAAAGTCAATCGCAATCAACTAGCGACGAGACAGCAAAAAGGATTTTCAAATTAATGAAACAAGCCGGATGGTTTGACTAGGAGGCAGTAATAATGACTAATCAAGTAGCACAACAGCAGAAGGATTGGGCAAGTGACTTCTACCAAGAAGCGTCAAAAAAGGCCAATGAAGTAGTTAAGGAAGCATATAATCGCAGCTCTCACTACATTGATGCTATCAAATATGTTCGGAAGATCAAACAGCTTTCTTTTGGAGAAGTTCCTGATCAAACAGCTCATACTTCAATGCGGATGTTCGAGCTAGTGTGTGACCTAGCAATTTATTTAATCCGGCAAGATGCACAGAACTTGCCAATTCAGGATAAAGATAAGGAGGAATAGCCTTGACGCTTTTAACAGTTCAAATGGAGCTTAAAGCTCCAAAATCTCAATACAACAAATTCGGTGGCTATAACTATCGGAGTACGGAAGATATTCTTCAAGCGGTCAAGCCCCTGTTGAAGAAGGATAACGACCATCTGAGCTTGTCTGATGAACCAATCATGGTCGGTGATTGGCACTATATCAAGGCCACTGCCACCTTCACTGATAAGAACGACAAAACTACTGTCTCAACAGGATATGCTCGTGAGGCAGCCAATAAGAAGGGAATGGATGACAGTCAGATAACTGGCACGGCTTCCAGTTACGCTCGCAAATACGCACTTAATGGCTTGTTTTTAATCGATGACAATAAGGATGCAGATACTGACGAGTACCACAAGCAACAACGATCATCAGCTTGGCAACAGCCAACACGGAAGCGCCCAGCGCCACAAAAACAAATGAGCCAATTGCAGAAGAATCAGCAGGAGTACAAGAAGCTGAGGCAACAAATAATTGAGGCTTTTAGCGGCGACATGACCATAGAGAGCGCAAACAAACAAATTCAACAAATGGCAAGCATCAACAATGATGACAGCATTGAAGTCAAGTACCAGAAGATGGTCAAAACCGCTAAAGAGATCTTAAACAACTACAATAACGGAGGTAATAAGAATGATTAGTGCAACAATCATAGGGCGTTTAACTCGGGATCCAGAACAACAGCAGGTAGGGCAATACAACGTCACTCGCTTTACGGTAGCATCCAACAGCACCAGAAAGAACCGTGAAGGCGAGTATGATAACACCTTCGTTAAATGCACGGTGTTTGGACGGCAGGGCGATGTGATTGCCCAACGCTTCCAGAAAGGCCAGCCAATTATTGTTAGTGGTGAGTTATCGACTAGCACTTGGAAAGATAAGCAAGGTCAGGATCGAACATCTGTTGAAATGAGCGTCCAAAACTTCTCTTTTACACTTCAAGATAGATTCCAAAACCAATCGTCGGGACAAGATCATGTTGAAGAAGTATCAGATGACGATATGCCATTCTAGGAGGTTAAAAAATGTCGTTGTTAATCAGTGAACCACCACTCCAGGTATTGCCAAGCCTTGCTGTAAAGATCGGATTAAATGAAGCAATTATTCTTCAACAGATTCATTATTGGTTGCTTAGATCAAATAATGTTAGAGATGGATACAAATGGGTTTATAACAGCTATTCAGAATGGAATAAACAATTCCCATTCTTCAGCAGGAACACCATGATAAGAGCATTCAATAGTCTTGAAAAGCAAGGATTGCTTATTACTGCTAACTATAATAAAGCCGGTTTTGATAAGACAAAATGGTATCGAATAGATTATGAAAAACTAGTGGGTAAACGATCTACCCAAAATGGGTACACGAGTAACCCAAAATGGGCAGATGGAGATACCCAAAATGGGCAAACCAATACCAAGAGACTACCAGAGACTACAGCAGAGAATAACAACAAACATAGTGCATCGCACAGCAATGCACAGCGTGTGTCCCAACTAGAAAAAGAATTTGAGAAAGTTTGGTCAAAATATCCTAATAAAAAGGGAAAGAAACAAGCCTTTAATCATTACAAAGCATGGAGGAAGTCATCTGCTAAGCATACTAATGAATATCTGCTAGATCAGTTAAATAAGTATTTAGTTTATTGCCAACAAAATAACAGTTGGTATCACCCGATGAACGGTTCTACATGGTTTAACGGCCGCTTTGATGATGTATTAATTACAGAAAATGTATCAAACAAGCCAAAGAAGCGAATATACGATTAGAGGTGATCTAAATGGCCTTTATTAAAGCACAATGGGACATCGATCCTAAGTTATTTGAACAGGCTGGAGTAAATATCCATGATCCAAAGCTTAAAGAATTTAAAGAGCAACGTGACAAGCAAATGCACAACAAGTTTAATCGTGACTTACAAAGAAATAAGACTAAAGCCGTGTGGAATAAGTCTCTGTGGTCTTCTGGAGAAATTGTATTCAATTTCAAAGACTGGAAGCCAGATGAACGCGAGAACCCACAGCAAGCCAAGCATTTAGGCAGAAAGGCATTCAGCCTAGCTAAAGAAATGATTAATGGACACTTAAACGTTGTTATGAGTGGAGATGCTGGAGTAGGCAAGACCTCATTAGCGTTAGCTATGCTTAGCCTACTACGTCATAACGGTAAACAAGTTCTGTTTGTCTCAACCGTTGCTTTGAGCGAGCTAGTTAGTCAGCAATACGAGTACAAGGACAAAAAAGAAAAATTGCAAAATCTTAAACGTGCAATGGATACATGCGATGTATTGTTGCTTGATGATCTTGGAGCAGATGGTGGAAGTATCGAAAAAGTTTCCGGTGATGGCTATATTGGCGCTCGTAAGGACGTACAGGCGCTTTTATTCAGTATTGCCAATAATCGATACGAAGGTACGGAAAAAGAGCGTAAACGGGCTAATGAGAAGAATATCAAGCTAATTAAGCCTGTTCATCAGACAATCATTACAACAAACAATACAACCGATGAATTAATACGAATTTATGGTGAACGAACGATTAGCCGTTTAGTTACTCGTGACCCTAATCATCGCTTGCCATTTAACGAAATGGAAGATATGCGAGTAAAAGAAGGTATTTAACATGAAAACAATATGCCCTGCTTGCAATGGGAAAGGTACGTATTTAGACCATAAATGCTGTATATGTGGTGGAAAGGGAATCTATCATATCAGCAAAGAGTTAATTATGACGATGTATCACAACGGAGATTTGAAGGGGAAAATAGCATGAATGCAAATAGTTATATAACAACTGATGAATTAATCTACACGATTAATCATAGCAAAGAGATTGATCGTGGCGATGAAATGGGTCCATTTGCCGTTAAACGGGGCAAGTATGTTTATATTTATCGCACATGGCAGGACGAACGAGACGAAGAAGAGCGTAAGCCGATGTGGCAGATGATGATTCCTGTTAACATCGAAAGCTTATCAGAATTATACGAACGAGAAGACTTAGACGCTGATGATTTAGAAAGCAAAGGCTTCTGGCCTCTAATTGAACTAATTAGCAAGTATGCACATACACCATTGGCTTTTCGAGGGACTGTGCTAAGTGAAAACGATAAAGAAGAACTGAGACACCGACTAATGGGCTATTTCAAAGATCATAGTTTCGGTGAGGATTACCGTAACGGACGCTTAGACGCAATGTACAGTGTCATGTGCCAGCTTGGCATGGAAGGCGATTATGACGCAGCTAAAGGCTCGTATAAAGCTATGAAGATTAAGGCAGGTGTTGAGAATGCTTAAACTCATCTTGTTATTAGGCGTTTTCGCCTGTGGCTATGCGATGGGGGTTCATAACCGATGAAACATTTCGGCAAAAAAGTAGAAGTTGACGGCTACAAGTTTGATAGCGAAAAAGAAGCTAATTTCTATCTACGCTTTGTCAAAACTTGTGGCAAACGATATGAAGTTCATAAAAGTTTTGAACTGATTAGCAAGTTTCCAGTAGGCGGATATAAGCAACGAAGCATAACATATGCGCCAGACTTTGTCATATTTGACGCTGACGGGCGCATAGAGCACGTTTACGACGTGAAGAGTGGTATTAATCAACGAGCAGTCGATACGGCGGCTAAGATACGTTTTAAGCTATTCTCGCTAAAGACAGGATTACCAGTTGAAGTAGTGGTTCCTCGCAAACACGATTTCAAGATGAAGCTGTACGGATTTACTACTAATCGTATTCAAGATCCACACGTTCGCTATGATCGACACGGCAACATGAAGCAAAAAAATAACGGTGAGCCAATGTACGACTACTACGACGTTCATAAATCAGTGAACTATGACATAAGAGACACAATCGGGTGGTAGAGCATCTACGAAGCGGAGGGAATTAAAGATTATGGAGGTAAGCGAAGATGAAGATTAAGGAATTTATCGAAAAAGTAAACGAACACGATGGAATGCGGGCTAAAAAAGTCTATAAAAGAATTGCAATTGGCACACCAAATAATATGGGCATTTTTTCAATTCCAGAAGATGCAACTAATTTTATTGAAATTGATACATGGGCAACGAGCAATAGTCTGTATTGGAAGAAGGAAGATCGTGAGTATTTATCAGCATTGATTGAAGAGCTTCTTCATACACCAGTTGAAGAACGTTTTCCAGAAAAGAAGTATCGTCTGCGGTGGATTGATGACCATGACCATTACAAAAATTATCTAAATTTAAACTCGAATGGCGTATGGGATTTTGTGGATGATGAAATTGATGCAGAAATCTTTACCGAATCAGAATTAGAGCAACTCAAGACAGATAATCCGCATTTAGCACCTGCGATTGACGCAATGAAGGAAGAGGTCTAGGAATATGACCGAAGTCAAATTCGAACTTTTTGCTAAAAAGAAAGATGATCCTAGCGAGCCTAAACCACTACGCATACACAAGGGAGAACTCTATCACAAGCCCAATGAGTTTGGGATTGATGTTGAAACTTGCAACCAAGATGTAAGTATTGAACTGGTAATCACTCCAAAGGGTTACAAAGAGGCAAGAGCGATTGGATTAGGATGTACAAGAATTAAGCCAATCAAACGTACTCGTAAGCGTCAGATTGCTAAGGCTAAGCATATGATAGCTTGGCACGATCACACAAGTTATGAATGGTCACAGTGGTGGAAGCAAAGAGCTAGAAAGCCTAAGAGGTGGAAGTGATGAAACGTAAGGAAAAGTTATACCTAAAAAGTGCTGAGAGAAACCATATTCGTGTGTACCCGTTCAGAAGCAAAACAGAATGTTTATGGGCGGTTATGTTTGACTTACTAAAAATAGATTATGAGTACGAACCGATAGCTGTTCATTTTGGCAATTTGAAATATGTTCCAGATTTTTATTTTCCAAAGTTTCATTGTTGGGGTGAGGTTAAAGCGCAAAGAAGAACTGCTAGAGAAGCTAGAAAATCAAAAAGGTTTTGCAAAGTAGTGAAACAACCAATTTATTTTTTAGAAGGATTGCCAAGCCCAACAAAGCTTATTCATGGATATGACGGAAGCGCTGAAGTAGAAAATGTAAGACTTACGTGTAATGGATTTGAGCACACATCATATTCTGCAAAGCAGTTAGCACTATTTGGTGAAAATAAGCTAGGTAAAACACTTATAAGAGTTGCTAAAGAAGTTAGAAAAATCAATGGCCTTGATTGGCAAACAAATTGTTCCGGATTTAATGATCCCAAAGTAAAAAGAGCAACATTGAAAGTTCTAAAGTCAGGGTGGGTTGATTGGGTTGAAGTAAAAAACGAATTAAAGCAAATAAATATTTTGCGAAGCGATGATTATTCAAAAAGAAAAATATTGATTCAAATATCAGAAAGCGGATTGAAAGTATGGCAGATCAAAAGCTGAAAGAGGTGGAGTAAGTGAAGCAATTACCGTTATGTGTGGGGATTACCTGTGGAACAGCAATTATCATTACTGTGATTGTTTGCAAAGTTAGCCTTGAAACAATATTTGGCCTAATTATTGGATTGTTGATTATTGCTTTTGCTGTTGCTAACTTAATTGATTTATAAGGCGATATGAAGAGCAAAACAAAATGGAGTGTGTTTATAAGAAATGAAACTAACTGAAAAACAAAAAGATTGTCCGTACTGTCATGGCGGTAATGACCATCAATCTATTTATGATAGCAATAGGAGATCACAAAAATTTAGTGTTAATCTCAAGCACGAAAACGACAAACACCACCCACATATGTTAGTAATCTCCTGCAAGAGTGGTACTAGCGCTGCCAATTACGACTGGGACGGAGATTATCACGAAGTGCCTATAAAATACTGGGTATCTATTAATTATTGTCCAATGTGCGGACGACCACTGAACGAGGAGGAAGAGTAATGGAAGAATTATCTTTGAAAACACCATCGAAAGCAGAATTAATTGAAGTAATCCATACGGTAGCTACTCGTGGCAAAGGTGTTCATGGTGATCCAATCCGCAATGTTGACCAATATTGGAGTAAAGACGGCAAATTACTTGCTGAAAAGGATATTATTCGTGATATGGAGGTAACACATGGCAAGCAAAGTTAAAACTGCATTGGGTGCCTTAGTTGCTGTTATTGTGCTGATGTTCTGTGCCTGCATTTGCGGCCTAGTATTAGGCGGAATGATTTCAGCAAATATCTTGCTATGGCACTGGATTATTAGCATGTTGTAGGAGGCAAGCAATGAAACAAACGAATAAAAAGATTGTTGCTTTATACAAGGGCGAAGAATTCATTGATGCTGGCACGTATAAAGAAATTGCTGCTAATCAGCATATGAGCATACAATACCTACATTCAATCAAGTCTAAGACACCAAAAAGATTGGCACATTATGAAAACGAGCATTATAGAAACGGAATGCTGATAATAAATCTGTAGAAAGCGTTAAATTGCGTGCAATTGCATTAAAAAAGACGCCCTACTGTGAGAGCGCCCCTTATACAAAGATTTAAAACAAACTAATTATATCACAAGGGGAGTAGGGCAAGTGAATAGCATATTTGAAAAGTATAAACGTGATGAATCGTGCGACATGGCTCGTGAATGGTTGTCTAAATATTGGTATTGGAGAGATGAAGCTGAAAAAAAGAAGATTACGCTAGGATCGCCTGATTTTGACGGACAACCTAAAACAAAGACATATGATCCTGATCGTCGTATGATCGATTGGACAAATGCACAAAACGAATGGAAGAGACGTGAACTGATTCTCAAGTACATTGCTTCAAAGGGAGACGAGCATGAATTATATGCGCTTATACTGGATAATCGCTTTGTTCATCATCATCGCTCAATAACAGAGGTAAGAATGAAGCTGAATATCTCTGAGCGTACTTTTAACCGTATGCAGAAAGAAGCATTGTGGGAAGCAGCGAGGATAATTCCTGCTAATGTTTTAGTTGAAAAGTAAAGTGGCGGTGTTTTGGCGGTAAAATGGCGGTACTTTGGCGTGATTTTCAAGAAAAGCAGCCTTATTATGGTATTGTCGAATGATTACGAAAACGACTTTACTTTTCAAATAACGTGCCCGAGCAAGCCTTTAACTACTCTACGTATTTTCAAGACTCATTACTATACTCACAATAGGGATCTCTTGTTAAACGTAGGAAAGTGTGGAATCCGGTAACCAAGCCGACACGATGGTGGCAGATGACCATAATCCACGTAGGGAAGCCGCTTATGGAAACAGCAACATTCCCAGTAAATAGCTATTTACGTTTAAGACTGATACACACGACCAATAGCGGATTACAGCGGTTGATGAAATAGTGTACTTATGAGTTCTAATATGAAACTTCTTCTCAATAAATAATTAGTAATATATTGTGTCAGTCTTTTATGCGAATATGCAAATTAGATGCCAAGTATCCTGGAGTGGTCCAATACTTGTGGGGGCAGTTCCCAATATTCGCAATTGCAGTGCTAACGAGTCGCACTGTTTGCTGAGGTCCAAGATGGGCACACAAGGTCTCGTGTGGCAAAAGTGTGGTTTGAATCCACCTCTCAGCTTTATCACGGCAAACTAAACTATGATGGGAGATGAAAGCTCCTCTTTCGTAATTGCATAGTCTTTTTTGTCCAAGCCGTGATGTAATACAGAGATGCAAAGAGTAACAAAAATTCAAAAAAACGATTAGTGGATGCAAGCATTTCTGTATTATGCTGACGTAGCTCAACGGTAGAGCGTCACCATAGTCTCCGTTTCGACGTGAAGATAGCAGTTCAAGTCTGTTCGTTAGCATTCAAGGCACACCTATTTTTGATTAAAGCAACATTCAACGAAAGGAGGAAGCACTACTTACTCATGTTTCTTCCATAGCCTTGATACAAGCACTCAGCAATGGGTGCTTTTTTGTTTGGAGGTAATTATATGGACTGGATTTCATATGTATTTACGGCTTTATTAGCAGTTAACTTGGGCGTAGAAATTTATTTGATTATAAAGAAACGCAAGGAAGATAAGGCGAAGTACCGTTTCGTTGTCTGCAAACAGGATGGTAAAAATTTGATCCCAATTGATAGCTTTGATTGCGCATCAGATGCGCACCAGCATTATGTCTATCGGGCTGACACAATGATTGTCCGTGTTGCAGCATACGAGTTGGACTACTACTATAAGGAGCTCAAGCATGCGGTGGACTAAGAATTGGGGCACTGTTAGCAGTAGAGCCGAATTACATATGTTAGCTCATGCTGAACGAACGAGAAAGGAGCTTGAACGTGAGCCTGCTAGATCAAATCAAAACACAAGCAAACATCACCGACAGCGTTCTCGTGTCTTTCAGCATGGGGAAGGATAGTATCGCTGTAATGGACTTGTGCTTTAAGTATTTCAAGCACGTACAACCATTTTTTATGTACATGGTGCCAGGGCTTCAATTTCAAGAAGAAGCACTTGCTAAGTATGAACATCATTACAATACGCATATTATCCGTGTACCGCATTTTGAGACGGCAGACTTCTATCGTTACGGTTCCTTCCGTGACCCTGATTACAGTGTGCCACGTGTCAAAATACGAGGTATCTATGCTTATTTGCGTAAGCAGACCGGTATCACATGGATAGCTGGCGGTGAGAAGATTAATGATTCGATTGTCCGCAGAGCCATGTTAAAGCATTCGGGTAGTATAGACGTTCAACGAGGACGTTTCTACCCTGTAATGTACTGGACGGACAAGGAGGTTAAGCAATACATCAAGATGAACGGGCTATTATATCCAAAGTTCAATCAAGAACTAGGATTTAGCTTTCATAGCTTAGCCGGTAAAGAACTATCAGCAATCAAAAAGATATACCCGTCTGACTACGAGAGGATATTGAAGTTCTTCCCGGAAGCGCAGGCGGGTGTTTTACAATACGAGGCTTACAAGAAAGGAGGAGATGAATAATGGCACGGCAACGAGTTATGTCTGAACAGCAATACCTTAATAGCAAAGGCGTGGGTAGCGTTGTTAGTGATTATATGATGGATAAGACAGTTGTGCGTAAGTCTGCATATCATCAGCGTCAAGACGAAAGGTCACGAAAAGCCTTAAAACAGAATCAGGATCAGTATTATGCCAAGCGTAATCAAGCTAGACGAGAATATCAACGTTTAGTTTCAAGTGGCAAAGTAAGAGCACCCACTCAAGCTGAAAAAACATGGAATACGGCTCATGGCTTGTCTGAAAATAGATCAGTGCAAGCGGCCCGACGTGTCCTTGCTAAGCATGGTGTTGATTGGAAGACGGGTAAACGTATTGCTCCAGCAAGAGGGCGTGGATTGTGGCCCACGTTTACTCATAAGGGCTCTTCTGGTAAGTCAAGCGGATAAGAGGTGAGATTAAATGGCAAAGCGTAAACAATTACAGTCGTTTGAATACGGGACAATTACCCGTGACAAAATCAAAACCGCTGACTACAATCCACGTTTAATTGACGAGGATAATTTGAAAAAGCTAACTAAAGGAATCCGTGAACATGGATTAGTAACCCCGCTCGTTTGGAATAAACGGACGGGTATTTTAGTTAGTGGTCATCAACGATTAGCGGCAGCAGATAAGATTTATCGTAAAAAGGATTATGAAGTACCTGTTGCGATTATTGACGTGGACGAAAAAGAAGAGAAGACGCTTAACGTCCAACTCAATAATCCATCAATGCAAGGTAGTTGGGACTTAGGTGCCTTAGCCGACTTGAACGCTGACGGTATCAATTGGGATGATATGGGCTTTAACAAGGCTGATATTGATTTTATGTTTGATGGTGAGGTCGATTTTGATGGAGATGTTCTGGATGACGACAATTCTTCTGATGATGGCGATAGTGATGATGAACAATCTACGATAAGCAAGCGTGACACTCCATTCGATGAAGAAGTCGAAGATGAGAAAGACAAGCTTGCTGATATGTCCGAGTTAAACGACGAGGACGGTCTAGAAGAATTTAATAAGAAAAAGGCCGAGTTTCGTCATAAGGATAACGACAGCACCATCATTAACTTCTATACCAAAGTAGTATTTTCTAGCAACGAAGCTAAGAAGGATTTCTATAAAAAAGCCAACATACCAGCAAACGAAGAATACATAACGTTTGACCAGATGAAACGATATTTTAAGGAGTGATGATTAATGAGCAGACAATTAAAACTATTCTATTCAATGCCACGTCCCTCTGCTTCACGTAGCGCCTCTACTCGTTCTGTTAGCAAACGGGCTTCAACTGGTCGTAGTAGCGGTTAGGAATGATGATTTGTGACAAAAATCAATGAAAAAACCGTGCAATCTATGAAGCAGAATTTAATATTAGGATTGAGCCTCAAGGAAGCCTGTGAATTAGAAGATATAAGCACCTCGACGTGGCGCAGATATGAGGGCAAACATCCAGAAATTAGGCGGAAAAGGAAGCAATGGCAAAAGGCACTAATAATTCGCTCTAAAGTTATTATTGCTAACAAGGTATTTGATAAGAAAAAGCCAAGTGGCTATTATGCACAATACATTCTTGATCGTGAATTAGAACGAGAGACTAAAAACGCTCAAAACGCTTTAACACGTGCTAATGCACGAAAAATCAATGCTGAAATTGAAAGAATTAAAGCTGAGACAAAACGACTTAACTCAAACGATGAGGGTATTACTAAGATTGTATTCAGTGACGATATGAAGCCAGATAAAGAGGACGATAGCAAACAGAAAGGAAGTGAAGATGATGGAGCAGACACTAAGCCTAAGTAAGATTGTTGGCGGCGGCTATTACGATTTTTGGCACGATAAGCACTTCTACCGTGTTGTGAAAGGATCACGTGCTAGCAAGAAGAGTAAAACAACAGCACTCAACATGATTTACCGACTAATGAAATATCCTTGGTCTAACTTGCTTGTTGTACGACGCTACTCAAACACTAATCGACAGTCAACCTATGCAGATCTCGTGTGGGCTATCCATCGTTTTCATGCTGAGCATCTTTTCAAATGCAATCCATCAATGCCGGAGATAGTCTATAAGCCAACAGGACAACGAATTATCTTTCGTGGACTTGATAAGGCTTTGAAACTTACTTCAATCACTGTTACGCACGGGTATTTATCATTTGTGTGGATTAACTTCCTAGTCCACGTTAAACTCCATTAATTCGGTTAAACTCCTAACGATTTTAGACGAGGACAAGACCGAGCGAAGCCTATTAAATGTAGTATGGAACAATAGCATTAGCCAAAAAGTACGGTGTCACAAATAGAGTGATTGGCTTGGTGGTGCGTCATAAAGCATATAGGAACGTGTAACGACTATCGAAAGCGTAGAGTGGGCTGAAATGCTCGCTTTTTAATACGATGAGTAGAGTAAGCGCCAAGTGGCGTTGAAAGATGGAGCATCGCTAAAGGCGATGAAAATATAGTCTGATCCATATAGAAATATATGGAGAATATGCGGAAACGACATATTCGCAACACAAATGTGAAGAAGCTTACGAAATTGAAAATGCTGATAAATTGGAAACGTTGCAAGAGTCTATTCGTGGTCGGATTGATGTTCCTGGGGCTTTCAAACAAATCACAATCAGTTTCAATCCATGGAACAAAAATCACTGGTTAAAGCGGACGTTCTTTGATCCAGAAACTCGTAAAGATGATGTTTTCACTCAAACCACAACATTTAGATGCAATGAGTGGCTCGATGAGCAAGATAGGCAACGTTACTTGGATTTGTATAAGACTAATCCTCGACGTGCTAAGGTGGCAGCAGACGGTGACTGGGGTGTAAGCGAAGGACTTGTCTTTGAAGATAATGTTGAACTTGTTGATTTTGACCCACAAGAAAAGCTGACTGAATGCGGACACGCTGGATTTGGGCTTGACTATGGTTTCGGTGGTGACCCTAACGCATTTGTGGCGTTAGCAATTGATCCAAAGAGCAAGAATATTTGGATCTACGATGAAATGTATACGTATCACCAAACGACACCACACATTGCTGAATGGCTCAAAAAGAACGGCTATCAGCATGCGAACATCTATGCTGATTCTGCTTCACCAGAGCGTACACAACAGCTTTTAGATTTGGGTATAGATAATATTCAATCAGTTGTTAAAACACCCATAGAAGCCGGAATAGATCAATTGTGGCAATACAAAATCCACGTTCACCCGAAATGCAAAAACATTTGGAACGAGTTCAATAATTATGTATTTGATACTGACAACATCGGTAACACGTTGAATAGACCTAAGGACGAGAACAATCACGAAATGGACGCGTTAAGGTACGCCTGCAGACAGTATATGGATATGTATGATGGCTCGATGGGTGTCGATTGGGGTAATCAATATCACATCGCTAGAGAAATGGGGCTTGATATTTAATGCAAAACACAATTCCACAACAACATCGCTTTGATTTGGAAGCTAACCGAGAATATCAAGTTCCGGTTAGCTATTTTAATACGATTAAAGATTATCCAATGCAGTTATACGAAACAGCTTATAAGTTCATTCGTCACCACATCGACAGAGAGGTGCCACGATTAAAAGAACTTATGCGCTATTACTATGCTGATACGAAGATTAAGAAATGGGCTGGGTCACCTAATCCAGACAATGCGCATAATCGAGTGTCAACAGGCTTTGCACGTTATATTACTAATATTCGTGTGGGCTACTTCATGGGTAACGATATTCAATACAAGATAGCGACTGATAATGACAGCATGAAGTCTTTATCCGAACGGCTTGATGACTTACTTACTCATTACAACGACAATGCAAGCACGCCTTACATTGATGAAATGCTTAAAAAGGATTTATCAATCATGGGTCGTGCTTATGATCTTGTCTACGTTAACGAAGGTGAAACAACGTTAAACTTAGCAAAGATTGACCCGACAACGTGTTTTGTTGTTTATGATGATTCAATCAAGGCTAAGCCACTGTTTGCTGTTCGTTATTACCAGACAGGCGTTTTAGATGAGTTGCTACGTGAGAATTACGAGATTTACACCGATTCGATGGTATATCGCTATCATTCAGATGGTGGATTGCCTGAGACTAACTCACCAGTCAACAACGTTATTTTTGACGGTCAAGAGCCGCTATTCTTTGAACGTGTTCCGTTAACTGAATATAAGAACAACGAAGAGCGTTTAGGGGATTGGGAGCCCGAGATTGATCAAATGGACGCATTAGACAAGGCAATCTCCACAATGGCTAACTTCCAAGAGGATTTTAACGATGCTGCAATGGTAGCAACCGGTCGCTTTGCTAATAAGACTAAGCCAGTTTATGCAAAAGATAAGCAAGGCAACGTCCAAATGGGCAAAGATGGTAAGCCGATTGTATTAGTGCCACCTAGACCGATTATCGATCCTAAACATCATATGTTTTACTTGGAGCCTTACATTGCACGTACTGGATTAAGTGAAGGACAGCGTACAGTCGTATCGCCTACACTTCAATATATTACAAAGCAATATGATTCCGCCGGTTGGTCTACCTACACCAATTTCTTGATTAATGAAATTCACAAGTATACCAATACACCAAACGTCAACGACCCTAACTTTGCTTCTAATGCTTCCGGTGTAGCAATGAGTTACAAGTTGTGGGGAAGCGATCAAGAGCGCAAAGTACAAGAAGCGTTGTATAAGCGTGGATTACGCTCTCGCATTAGCTCATGTATCGCTTACTGGAACAAGATTAACGCCTTACCAGGGGGAAATGATGTGTCTGTCGTTGCTGATATGGTAAAGCCTAACTTCGACCCTAACTTACCAAAGAATGATCAAGAAACCGCTCAATTAATTCAAACATTAGCAAGTATTCAAGGGCTAGAAAGTATGAAATCCTTACGAGAAATTGCCCAAAAGATTACTAATGTGCCAGCTAATGATGAAAAACAGCGAATTGATGATGAAAAGCAAGAGGAACTCAAAGAAGAGGACGACTTTAAACAAGGACGTACTGGAATTGGCAATATCTTTGCTACTGGTGAACCGGCAGAAGTTGAAAACAAGCCCAAAGGTGATAACTAATGACTGATAAAGAATGGTTCGACCAGTTAGACAAGATATTTAATCCAAATAGTCCAAGCATTGTTGCTTTGCGTGACGCAGTAGAACGAGCAGAGCATAAGCAAGAGGTTACTTTTGATCACTTCTTTAATAACGGCTTGAAGTGGAATGATAAAGCAGACCCGGCAGATGTTAAAGCGGTGTTCGATGCTTTACGTGAGTTGCGTAATATAGCTCATACACCACAGCAGAAAGCCGTTGTTGGTGCTTTGCTGAACAATCTACCGTATAAGACTAATCTTGACGTAGCAAAGCTTACAAGCCGAATTAATATCGCTATGCTCGGCCTTGACGTTGCTAAGAAGCTGCAAGCTGAGCAAACAGAAATTGTTAATAAGGTGACTGAATTAACTGGTAAACAACACGGCGGATATAATACCCAACTGAGACGCCGTGCCTTGCTCCGTGTTGCCACTCAAACGGGTAATGATACAGATACATTGCCGCTCATCTTCAAACACGCACAACGCCTCTCAATGGATTTAGACAAGGTGATTGATTTTCAAGTTAAAAATCACATGAACCCCAATTCGTTAAAAAAGGCAGCTAAAGAAGCACTAGAGGGTAACAAGCAATGGAATTATACATCTGACAAGTGGCGGTCAACGGTGCAGAAACGATACATGCATACGAAAGCGAACCTTGAACGGATATTTGTTACTGAGGCTAAAGCAAGCCAAATGAAAGTAACTGCAAAAAGCCTGAAAAACAACGGCTACAAGTATGTTAAAGTGGTAAGCCGTCACAGTACCAACGTTTGCAAGTATTGTGAAGGAATGGACGGAACAAAAGTTAAGATTGATAGCATTGTAGTCGGTATTAACGTGCCACCGTTTCACCCACGTTGTGCATGTAACATCATTCCAGCTGAGACGCCAGTAAAAGAAGCACTGGAGGACTTAGGATTGTGAGGCATTAACTATGGATAAAGAAGAATTTCGTAAAACAATTCTATTAGCAATGGCACAAGGAATTTGTGATGATGACAATCTTGACAAAATTAATCAAATTAAGATTGTTCTACACGATGTTAGCGAGAATGAGCGTGCCATTGATATTAAGCTAACAATTCCAAAAACGGATTCAGAAATTACAAAGCCAATTGTCTATGATAGTAAGAAGACGCTTATGAACACTGTTTCAGAAGCATTAAATAGTTTTGGAATTTAACCTTGAGGTAGAAAAATGAAAACTAACGAACAAGCATATGAAGATTTGCTGTTTGAACGAGATGAGATTGATCGTCGTATTTTACGACTGTCTAACTTTATTTATGACGTGCATAATATTAGCAAGTTATCGTTTCATCAAAAGATTTTGATTAGCATTCAATTGCAAGCAATGAAAACGTACAAAGAGATATTAACTGCAAGAGCTGCAGATATTAAGATCTATAGTTCCAAAAATTCAAAGTAAGCAAAGAGGTTAAGCATTTTCAGAATGCAAAACCTTTTTATTATGCCTTCAAACGTGCTGACAGGCGTTAAAGAGCGGACGGGTTCCCTCGACGGAGGTTAAACGGAATAAGCCGACGGGCGTAAAACGGAGGTATTGATAATGGAAAACGAAAATGAAGTTCAAACTCAACAGCCTGTACAAGAACAGGACAATCAGCCAACTCAAAATGAGGGGCAAGAAGAGAAGCCTAAAGTAGAGTTCACGCCTGAACAGCAAGAAGCTATTAGTGCTTTAATCGCTGAAAAGGTTGCAAAAGAGCGGGCTAAGTCTGATGCAAAAATACAAGCGAATAGTCAAAAGGCTGAGCAAGAAAAGCGAGATGCAATTCAAAAGGCAATTGAACGAACTAAAATGTCTGCTGAAGAGCGAGCTAAAGCGGAACAAAAAGACCGTGAAGATGAGTTCAATCGCAAGCAACAAGACTTAGATCGTCAATTACGGGAAGTAAAAACTAAGTCAACATTGATCGATAAGGGTATTACTACTGATCTGTTGCCGCTCGTTATGGGTGCTGATGAGGAGGAAACGTCACAACGTTTAGACTTATTAGATCAATACGTTCAAAAGAAGGTACAAGAAGCCACTGAGAAGCTTATGAGAGGTAAACAAAATCCAATCAATGGCAACGGTGGCTCTAACGTTTCTCTTAGTGATAATCCTTGGTCTGCACAATCATTCAATATCACTAAGCAACAAGAAATTTTTAATCAAGACCCAGAAAAAGCCCGGCAAATGATTGCGCAAGCGCAACCTAAGCAGGGCTTTTATGTTGGAAAAATGAATTAAGGAGTGAATAGTAAATGGCTGATATTCAAAAAGCTACACAATTAGCAAATATGCAAATTCCTGAAGGTTGGGCGGCATATCAAGCTCAACAATCAGTAGAACAAGACCAATTCTTTCAATCTGGTGTAATTCAAGCGGTACCTAGTATTGCTTCTGCTTTTACTGGCGGTGGTAAGTTGGTAAACATTCCAATGTTCAAGCCTCTTGAAGACGTAGCACCACAAAATATTGATGATACCAAAGACATTACGCTTAATACAATTGGTACTCAATTAGCACAAGCCCGGCTTTACGGTTTATTACAAGCTTGGAGTGCTACTGACCTTTCCGGCGAATTATCTGGAACTGATCCACTTGGCAATATTGGTACTTCTGTTCAAACTTATTGGCGTCATATTAACGAAAAGATTCTTTTGGGCACTATGGATGGTGTTTATGCTTCAGATAGCATGAAAGACAAGAATCAATTTAATGCTGCTGATAATCGGCGAAGTGATAACACATTCTCACTCAAAAACTTTAACGAAGCACGTTTCCAATTAGGTGATCGTTACCGTGATCTTGCAACTGTTGTAGTTCACTCAAATATCTTGAAAGAATTACAAAATGCTAACATCACTGATCCAAAGACTGGTAACACTATCTTAATCAACGGTAATCAATTACCAACTCAAATTTCAGCTCCAAACCCTGGTGACTCTATTAAGGGTGTACGAATAATCGTTGATGACACACTTCCTGTAAAAGATGGTGTATATACTAGCTACTTGTTTGCTTCTGGTGCATTTGGCTGGTCTGAATTGCCAACTCCACGTGCTGCTGAAACAGGTCGTGACGCATTACGCTTCCAAGGTGTTGACTACCTTATTAGTCGTCGTCGTTTTGTATTAGCTCCACAAGGTATGAGCTGGAATGAATCGGCATTCGCAGCAGATAATCCTAATAAGCCATTCCCTGGTATGGAAGATCTAGCAAATGGTAAATACTGGAATCGAGTATTCGATCCTAAGATTATGCCTTACGTTAAGTTCACAACCACTGACGAAGCCATTAAGCAAGCTACTACACCGACTGAAACGCCTGGTAAGTAATGAGGTGATTAAATGGCTGAATTAGACGCGACAAACGATATTCAGCGTATGCAAGCCTTGTTAGGAATCGAGTTAGACGATGCTGATAAAGGACGCGTTGAAGCTTACATTGTGCAGGCTAAGCAAGCCATTATGGTTTATATCCGCAAGTATCTTGATGACGACAATTTCCCTACTGAATTAAATTACTTAGTCGACCAGTTGACGTTAGCAAAATACAACAAGTTTCATAACGAGGGTATGAACAGCATTTCAGAAGAAGGGCTATCAATGACCTTTAACTCTAATGACTTGAAAGATTATTTATCTGATATTGAAGCTTGGATTGATTCGACTGGTAAGGGTGATTTAACTGGAAATGCAATCGGGTGGTTCTAATGCGATACGATCAGACAGTTTATTTGATTACTGAGACAACAAACGATGGTGATGGCCTCAACTTTGAGGGCACGACAACCGCTAAAAAGGTCAAGGCTAACGTTAAACGAACGAACCTAACACTAGGTAATGGTGAAATGTACGATGCCACTATTGTTCGAGTGTTTGGCGAATGTGAAGCAGATAAGATTGGCTTTGCTGATTATGACCAAAACAGTGGCAGGGGTGCCAGGAAGATTCAGAAAGTCGGACGACACTTTAATCGCACTGATTTCTACATCGTTAATAGCGAGGTGATCTTCAATGCCAAATGATAGCTACGAGAACTTACCACGTGTTAATTTTTCTGTTAATACTAGCGATTTTGAGCGTGCAAGAGCAGTCGCCCAAAACTTAGCAAGAATGGGAATGCCTGAGGCGATGGACGAGCTTAATCGTGAATATGCTAGGGCAAAGGCGGCTAGTAAAATCTTTATTCACAATGCAGCTGCTGAAGAAGTAGACGAAGCGCAAAAAATTGAAAGTCAAAAGGTAGGTCATAGCAAAAGCGGTTATGTACCTACTGGGACGCTTCAAGGCAGTATCACGCCCCAATTTAGTGAAGATGGTATGAAGGTTAGTGTCGTACCTCTCGCAACTGCTGAGGACGCTGAAAAAGCCCGTAAGCAGATCAGTCAAGGGGTGAAGAAGATACGCAAAGTTAATAAGTTATCAAAGAATAAAAACGCTTATTACTATGGTACTGCGGTGGAATTTGGCAAAGGGAGAAATCCTAAAGAGCCATTTATGAAACCAAGTGGCGAAAAGGTAGCCGCTCACCTTGAGAAGAAGTTTGAAGATACAATGCGACAAGCATTAGATTAGGAGCAAACATGGGACCAGAAGCAGACCTGATTGTGCAGGTCAAAAAGGCTCTTCATCAGGTAAGAGCCCCCGTTTATTATGACGGGCAAAAGCACGATGCTGAATATCCACAAGTGATTATTGATTTAAGCAATATTCAAAATGAGCCTCGTTCTTATAAAGGGATTGAGGAAACAAAACTCACTATTTCTGTGGATGTTTACAGCAAAATAGATAGACTTGATATACTGCTAGATATTAGCAATCAAGTCAGAAATATTATGCAACAAGTAAGATGCGCACACTGGAGATCGAAATTTGACGATTACAGCGTGCGCATTTTCGTTGACGAATCATATCAAGGAGAGTCGCTCAAAAGGGCGGCTTTTTTGTTTGACTTTATTACTTACGGAATAGCAATCAAGAAAGGAAGTAATTAATTATGGCAGGATTTACAGCGAGTGACGCTAATATCGATCCAAATTCTATGAGCTTGGCGGACAAGATTGTCTACGGATGTATGTTCGAGTGGGATAAGTCAGAAGATAAGATTCACCTTTTAGGACTTCAAGCTGCTACTTCAACTACTGATAACTTGGCAACAAGCGCAGTTAACTTAAAAGGTGGATCAGTACACGCTCCCGGTGCTACCACCGAAACATTCGTTGTGGACAGTTATTGGCGCAAGAGTGATAACTATATCCAACGCAGTTTACGGCGTTGTGTTCATGAAAAAGTACGCTTAGGGATTTTCCGTTTCGACTTTAATCGAATGATGAAAGATCCTAAAGATCCAACTAAATTTATTGTTCCCGGTTTGTTTGGAAAGGCATATCCAAACGGGGTACCACAAACAGAAGCGGTTAATAACCTTCTTCACTCAAACATCACTTATAACATCGATGGTGAAACTCAAGAAGGTGTGACTGGTCAAGATGAAATGGAACCAGCACTTTATCAGATTGGATTAAAGCTCTACACATACGCTCATAATACTGATATGGGTGGCACTATGGACCCAATCGCTGATCCAATGGACGTTTATTCACAAAACAACGGTGGTTCAACAACACCAGATTCAGCAACACCAGGTTCAACAACACCAGGTTCAGCAGCACCAGCACAACATTAATTTCAGGAGGAATTAAATCATGCAAGCATTAACAGTTCAAGTAAACCCACAAGCACAACCCGCAGTATTCACCCCAAAGCTAAACTATGGCTTTTATTTACAAACTCGTGATGATAAGTTACTAGCAAAGAACGGCCAAGACGGTTTTTCAGCATTAGTGAATGGTTTGCTTGATGAGAACGTCGATATGATTATCGCTGCTTATTACCATTCCTTGGCATGGTACAAGCGCAATCAGCCATCTGAAACAGCCGTTGAAGAAGCACTTGAAACGGCGATGTTTAACGATGAGAAGGCTACCGACGAAGCTTTTGACGATATTCTTAAATCATTGCAAGCTAATGATTTTTTAGCCCGGAAGTTAAACGAGTTTATCAAGAACAACGACAAGCTAACAGCTACAATGAAGAAGCATATCGAATCCATGACAGACGAAGACAAGAAAGATCAAATGGAAATCGGTATGACCCAAATCGACGATGCAACAACGAAGCTTCAACAGTTGATGACGTCGCAAGAATCATCGCCGAAGCAAGACGAATCGGACTCACACCTACTGAATTAAAAGAATTAACACCGAAGGAGTTTAAAGCAGTCCAGCGAGGCTACCAACTCCATTTAGTTGATCAAAGAGACTTAACTTTATTTGCTAAGACGGTACCACAACAAACTGTGCCAATCGAACCTCAACAACCAATAGCCGACTTGATTAGACAGTTACAAGAACGTAATCAATCTATTGGTAAAGGTATTGCTGAGGGACGAGATGAACAGCCACAGGTGCCGAAGAAAACTATTGCAAGTCAATTGCTAATGGAAATGCTGGGAGGAGGGTAGTTTATGAGTAGTCCGGTTGTTACAAAAGAATTTCTTTGGAAATTCCGTGATGAAATTACACAAGGCGTCGCTAAAGCCCGTCAAGCTATGCAAGAAGCAGTTTCCACCGCTAAGGAAGCAGGTATGAAAGTATCTGATACTGGCGAAGACTGGAAAAAGATGGGGAATGATGCAAAAGAGGCCGCTCAAGACACTTCCCAAGCTGTTAGCAAAGCAAAAGAGAATGCTGAGTCTATGAAAAATGCTGCTCAAAATGCTGCTGAAAGTATTCGAGGCCAGTTCAAAAAGACCACAAAAGTAATTAATGGTATTCCTAAAGAAAAAGTCTTTAATTTAAAAGCCAAATTTGATGATGACAAATTAAAAACATTTAGTCGAAAAATTAATGATGTACCTGAGCAGAAATCTATTTGGCTAAAAATCAAAGACGGCTTTTCTAATTCTCTGAAAAACGCTCAACAAGATGCTAACAATACGAAAAAGTCATTCTCTAATCTAAGAGAAGTAATGACTGGTACTTTTCTTGGTAATGCAGTTCTTAATGGTATCTATGCCATCGGTAACGGACTAAAAGGTCTAATCGCTACTGGGTATCAATATACCCGACAGCAACAAACAATGATCGCTAGTTGGAATACGTTAACTGGGTCTGCTTCTAAAGGTCAAGAAATGGTCGACATGACCAACAAACTTGCTATTTCAGCTCAGAACTCAACTGAAATGGTTAATGACTTAAATCAAAAGTTTTACGCTGTCACGAATAGTGCGGGTAAGACCAAAGAGTTGTCTCAATCGGTCTTAACGCTTCAAGATGCGTTTAATGCTAGTGATGCGTCTATCGAAAACTTTAGTACTCAGTGGGCCCAAATGGTTGGTAATGGTAAAGCGTCTGCACAGGATATGCTTTCCATTCAGAATGTGTTCCCTAAGTTCCGTCAAGAGTTGCTGAAATATGAGCGTGACGCTACCCACAATAAGAACCTCACCATGCAGCAGATGAACGACATGATGAGTCAAGGAAAAATTAGTTCTAAGGCGATGAATGATGTTCTGATTGGCATGGGTCATAAATACCAAGATGCTACAAAGAACTTCACCAACACTCTTGATGGTATGGGACGGATTATCAAGACAACCGCTCCTCGTTTACTCGGTGCGTTAGTTGAGCCATTTACAAAAGCTCAAAATCCGATTTATAAATCATTGTCTGGCTGGGTATCAGATCCTCGTACGTTAAAAGAATTCCAAAACGCTGGAAAGAACATAGCTAATGCTTTTAATAGCGCTATTTCTTCAATTACGAAATTCATGAGCAGTATGCAAGGAATCAATAAAATTATCGGCGCCGTTATCAAGAATTTGGGAAGTGGTGTCTGGATAGGTTTTAAACTAACCATTGAAATAATCGCCGAAGCTTTTAGCTTAATCGGCAAAGCTGTAAATGCAATTGTCAATCCTTTAGGCAAAGCAACCAAGGGCATTAAAGGCGTTGGTGCCCTGGCGACTCCTCTTAAAGCTGTAGGCGTTGCTATGGGTGTTGTCGGTGCAATGGCAACTACTCATGCTATCGCGATAGGTGCTTATAAAACGGCGCTATTAGCAGCAGCAGGGGCAAGTAAAGTTTTTGCAGCCGCACAAGCTGCTCTTGATGCTGTTATGAGCTTGAGTCCTATCGGCATAGCAGTTGTTGCTATTGGCGCACTTGTTGCAGTGTTCGTGCTTGCTTACAAGCACTGCAAGACTTTTAGAGATATTGTTAATAAAGTCGGTAAGGCTATTAAAGATGTTTTTACTGGTAATGCTAACTGGGAAAAGAATTTCGTTAAAGGATTTCAAAGTTTAGAAAAAGGCTTTGGAAAGATTGGACGAAGTATAAGCAAAGAAGCTTCAAAAGTTGGTAAATCGATCAAGAATACTTTCACCGGTAAAGCAGGATGGGAAAAGGATCTTAAAAAGAACTTTTCTAATATGCAAAAGGAATATCAAAAGTATTCTAGGAATCAGACCCACTTGCAAGAAAAAGAGCAGAAGGAACAGCAAAAACGTTGGGATAACTTCCAGTCTGGATTAATCAAGAAAACACGGTCAACATGGAACGATATTTCAAAACACACGCAAAACGGCGTGGAGAATGTTCGTAAATCTATGGAGTCACGGTCTAAGTCGATTGAAAAAGCTTGGAATAATACCTGGTCAACGATTGGGCGCTTTACGCAGAACGCTTGGAAAGATATTCGGCGTGATTCGTCAAACGGCATGAATGGCGTTCATGGTGCTATATCCAATGGATTAGGGACTATCAATCGGATTTGGTCCGCAGGATGGAATGCTTTTTCAAATTTCTTCAAAGGCATTTGGAATGGTATTAAACAAGCGGCTGCTAATGGTATGAATGGTGTTATCAACGTTATCAATGCCGGAATTGGCGCTATTAACAAGGTATGGAGTTTCTTTACTGGTCATGGAACCGGGCTAAAAGAATTAGGTAAGGTTCACTTCGCGCAAGGTGGTACTGTTCATCGTCACTTGTCTGTTATCAATGATGGCGATGGTCCTGATTGGAAAGAATTAGTCCAAACACCAGACGGCAATTTGTTTATGTCACAGGAGCGTAATTGGACAGGCTTCTTACCAGAAGGTACCCGTGTGTACAGTGGGGCAGAAACACGACAGATTATGAATGCTGTAGGCGTTTCACATTATGCTACCGGTGGTATTGTTGGCGAGGGTATCGACTGGGCTAAAGGTTCGCTTGAAAATGTCGGTAGCTGGCTTGGTGACAAGTTCAGTGCTCTTGAAGATTTCTTAGCAGACCCGTTAAAGGCTACTAAGGGATTGCTTGAAAAGGCAACCAGCGGGCTGTACAAAGGATTAGGTAACTTTGCTGATGTTGCGCATGGTGCAATGGATAAACTTACCCAGCCTATTGCTGATTGGTTTAAGAAGGGGCTTGAAAAGTTAGAAGCTCAGTTTGAGTCTGGCGGTGCTAGCCCTGATTTAATCCGTGCAGCCGCTGCTAAGATGCACGTTGCTATTTCTGGAGCAGATATTAGCCACATCATGAATGTTATTAAGCATGAATCTGGTGGTAATGCACGAGCAGTTAATAACTGGGATGTTAATGCTAAAAATGGCGATCCATCAAAGGGTATCTTACAGTTTATTTCTTCAACCTTTAGGAAGTATGCCGTTGCAGGCCATACAAACATTTACAGTCCATTCGATCAACTGCTAGCGATGTTCAATGATACTACTTGGCGTTCAGACTTAACACTTGGTGGTTGGGGTCCAACAGGTGGTCGCCGGTTTGCAACTGGTGGTGAAGTCTTCGGATTAACTAATGCAATCATTGGTGACAATCCAGAACATCATGAATTTGTATTAAATCCTTATGCGGTATCTGCTGAGCCGTTACTTGACAGAGCCTTTGAAGCTACTGCGCAAGCACAACCGGCTAACTCATCAACTGGCAACGGTAATTCTAAGCTAGACCGGATGATTGATCTTCTTGGAAAGGTATTAGTTGCTATTGAAAGTCAAGATACCGATATTTATTTAGACGGTGAGAAGGTCACTGATGATGTAAGTAAACGACAAGGTAAAACATGGAGATTGCGCAAGAATTAGAAAGGAGCATAAGCAGTTTGTTACAAGTATTTTCGGCAAGAACCGATAAGCCACACGCTTACGGTTACGGTGACATTCGGAGTCCGGTATTCACCCCGTACGAATTCTCAATTAGTCCAGATGGTAAAAACTGGACGAGCTGTTTTGATGTCCCAACGCTAGATGGCGTCTATTGTACTGTTCCACCTGACGTTCAACCGGCTACTCGAACAAATAATTTACGCAAAGTTGGATTACAAGATGGTTCACGATTACTGTCGACGACTTACGACACTCGCGACTTTACAATGTCGATGATGTATTCGGGTGTCAGCGAAACTGATGCAATGCTTGAATATGATGCACTGCAACAATTTTTAATCAGTCGTGAAGCTTATTGGATATGCTTTTCTAACTGGCCTCATCGTATGTATTACGTTGTCGCTAAGATGGATAAGCCTACGTATAGCAACGAAAAGAACTGGACTTGCAACGTTACTTTTACCGACTTATATGGATTAAGTCGATCAATCGGTACTTCCCAAGATTACCCAGATGATGTTTGGGGAGTTGGCAACGATATGCCGGAAGGAGTAGATCCGCAATATACGTTCACTACTAACACTTTTAGCGTGTATAACTTAGGGAATGTGTTAATTGACCCTGACCGGCGCGGACACCCCTTAAAAATAATCCTTGACGGTCATTCAGATGGCAATTTGAAGATTACCAATAAAACAACTGGTGATGCGATCACTCGTGCTGGGATGGAGACAAACGGAGAATCGGCCAATTCTTCTTTCGATGGTCAATTTGTTATTGATGGAGTTCGTGAAACACTTAATGGTAAATCTGATACTATGAACTGCACTCCCGATACGCTTACTCTTCAAATTGGCAAGAATGATTTTCAAATCGATAATTTCAAAGGCACGATTAAATTTGATTTTCCGATGTGGTGGTTTTCATGATACGTGATCAAGTTGTTTTAACAAATGGATTGGATAATTTTTCTAATACGCAAGGAGAAGCAGTTGACTATAGCGACTTACACGACTCATTCAAAGTAAACTATCAGTTAAGCTCTGCTTACGAAATCTCACTTACATTAACCTATACAGACCAATTTGCAGAGGCTTATAAGCTAGCAAAGATGAAGCGATACGTTGAATACGCTTATGACGATGGGACTCGTCAATTCTTTGCGATTCAGCAAATGGAAGAGGGTATTGACGAGAATGGTCAACCAACATTACAAATAACAGCTACTCATGCACTAATTGATTTAATGAAGAATATCCGAATAGACCCCAAACAGCCAACAGAAGACAATCCAGATGTTAGCGGTTCGGGGTCTGATAGTTCTAGCGATTCAAGCGATGATAACGAGGATAACCAACAGCCAGGTACAACCGTGACTGTTAAACAGACTGATGTTCAGCAAACATATAGTCTCGAAGAACAACTCCATAAATTTATCGATAATAATGATCAAGGAGTAAAACTTGCTATCTATGGAACCTTCCCAAAGATGGCAAACGAAGCGACGGGATCGTTATACGAATGGCTAGGCTCTAATCTTGCTTCATATGGGGCGTTTTGGTACCCTGATGGCTATACATTACGGGTATATGACTTGCCCTCAATTCAGCACCGGAGCGATGAGGCTTTCCGCTACTTAAACAACATGACGAAGGTTGACTTACAAAGTGACGGAACAGAGCTTGTCAATGATTGCTGGGTTTATGGTGGCAAGGTTCAGAAGGACATTACTACTGTTACGGCAACCGGTGGGGTCAGCAATGGTGTCACGACTGCTGTTAACGGTGACTGGTCACAAGCTGCTAAAAATGCTGCTAACGTGATGGGTGTTTCAATGAACGATCAACAGTTAGGCGTGCTTTTGGCACAGATTAAGCTTGAATCTGGTGGTAACGATAAAATTCTCGGTGGTACTGATGGCTTGAATGACGGCCGAGCAACTGGTTTGCTTCAATTTAAGCCTGGTACTTTTAACTATTATTGCCGTCCCCCTTATACCAATATTTTAAGCGGATTTGATCAGCTAATTGCTTTCTTCAATATTCCTAACTGCTTTGGTCAGATCACCGGTCATCATGGCTGGTCTCCATCTGGGGCGCCTCTTAGCAAAGCTACCATTCAAGCTAAGCCGGCAACTGATAATAGTTGGGGCTGGCCTTTCCCTGGTACTGGTGAAGGTTCATTCTCCAGCGGTCAATTATTCGGTGTTCAGCCTGGTGGCGGCTTCCGGCCAAACGGGTTCCATGATGGCCTTGATTTCGGTTCAGTTGATCATCCGGGTTCAGAAGTCCATGCGGTTCATGGTGGTACCGTCACCCAAATTAGCTGGGGAAACGGAGGAATTGGCTATTATGTGGTTATTACCGACAGTTCTGGTTTGAATTGTGAATACCAAGAGGCGTTTATTGAACGCAATAATATTTCAGTTTCTGTGGGTCAACAGATTAAAACAGGTGATGTAATTGGCGTTAGAACCAATAATCATTTGCATTTAGGTATCACAAGAGCAGCAATTCCAGGCGCTTTTAGTAAGGCGTTTACCAATGACGGCACTTGGTTAGATCCATTGCAAATTATTAAGAATGGTGGCGCTCCAAGTGGCGGAACAGGTGATAGTGGCGATAGTGGAACTACTTCTAGTACCACATCAGAAACCTACTACTCGCTGTATTACCATTACGTTGACAAAGATAGTCAAAAACGCTATGGAGTGCATGTAGGAGCGCCGATCATTCAAGACAGTATCTATGATATGGATACGTTAAAAGCGTTTGTTGCTAACACGGTTAAGCATGAACCAGACACGACTTTTACTACAACAATGGACGATTGGCACACAGTTGCACTTGGCTATCAAATCAGAGTGTATGCGCCTGAAATGAATATTAAATCATGGGAGACCTTAGTTGGTTATAGTGGTAATCCGTTTAACGAAACGCAAGCACCAGAGCTTACGTATAGGAATACAGGGCTAGAACTAAAGAGCTTTGTTGACGCATTAGCACAAGATTTGCAGAAGATAAATCGAAATAACACTCTTCCAGAGAGGGGTGTTTCGATTGGAACCAAACAAGAAGATCATTTTGCTAATCCGAACAATCAAAAAGAAACAGGGCCAACAGCTCCAAAATATAATCAAATTCAAATGAACCGTTTAGCTCAATTTATGAAAGGGAAGGATGTGACGTTAGATGGCAGATGATAAGACGACTGAAAGCAATGACGACAAGCGACCGCCTTTGCAAGCAGTTGCTCCAGATAACAACACACCACAATTTGATCAATCCTTGATTTTAAAAAGAATGATCGATCCAGTGAGCGGATTTTATTGTCTTGCTTGTACTCCAGATAATGGTGTCACATGGCTTCCGCAGTTTACAACAATGGGTAAGGTCTATAGAAAAGAGGACGCCGAAAATTTCGTTCCACTTTTGCAAGAATGGCCAATTGAAAAGCTTAAATTTAAGTCGCCTAATGGGACGGCTTTTTATTTATCCGTCAGCAACGACGGGCAACCTGTGTTTACGAAAGTAGGTGATAGTCAATGAGCGAGTTTAAACTACCTCACGTGGAGGATTTGGCGACTAACTCGAAGTTGCCGGGTCAATTAACAGAGAACTTCAAGGCAATTGAGCAAGCAGCAAATGACTTGCGAGGAGAAATTGACAGCGAAGAGCAAGACCGAAAGAGCGAAGATGATAAGCTAAATGGTCGGATTGATAAACTGAACGATAGTGTTAATAAGCTCAATGATTTAGTAAAAAAATTGGATTCTAATGTCAATGACCATGAACAGCGTCTTAAAAAGATCGAGAAACTGCTCTTTGGCTTTGAAAGAGTAACTGTTACTGACCCAACAGACGATATTAAAGCAAGTCAATCAGCTACTGAGATTAGCGATACTATCAATGATGAAGATGGGTCAATTTCAACGGTCGTGATTAGTTAAAAAGGAGGGATAAAATGCCAGTACAACAAATTAAACATAATAACGATGGAAAGTTCTACCATATAGCGATTGATATCGCTAAAGAAGGTGCTCAACTTTTTGACCTTACCCCTTATGTCAAGGGACGGGTTGGCGATAATAACTTTGGTCTACTGGTTGATTGGTACCGTCAAGGGATGTTAATGAATGTCAACGGTGCTTATAAGCCAATCATTGATGGACTGGTTGGGAATTTTTCGTTTGATAAAAATGGAAATCTGAAGATGGATGATGACGCTAGCCCTGTATATTCAGTAGGAAAGCCAGAAGATTGTGGACCGGCAGGACAAGTAACTTATCATTTTCCCGAGCAGATGTTTCCTAAAGAAGGTATCTTCAAGGGTTATCTAGGCCTAATTGATGACAAAGGGAATCGTTATTCTGGTGTTGATATTTGGTTTACCGTATTAGCTGGTAACGCTAGAATGGGGATTGCGTGTGATTTCTATATCAGTGAGCTGGAAAAAGCAATTGCTACGGCAGAAGAAGACCTCAAAAATTCTAAGGGAACGATGCAAAAGGTAGTTGATGAGTTCACGTCAAAAATGAACGACTTAACCAATCGACTAGAAACGCAGGCTACCACTGATCAAGCCGCTCTCGATGCACTGGAAGCTAAGATCAAGCAAGATGGTTTGTTTACGCAGGCAGAAGCTGATGCTTTCAAGCAGTCTATTCAGCAAGAACTAGACAAACTTGGCGATACAGGTGCTTACACTGAGCCTGGTAATAATCTGATTGAGAAAATCATTAATGAAGCTGACGATCATGGGATTAATGTTCGCCACTTTGGTGCTACTGGTGACGGGCAGACAGATGATACTGATGCCTTTCAAAAAGCACTAGACTATGCTGCTGATCATAATCATTCTGCTGTTTATGTTCCAGCCGGAAAGTATGTCATTACTAGAGAACTAACACTTAACTTTATCTGTTTGTTTGGTGAAGGTCTCACATCATCAGTATTACTGCCTAAAGGGCAGATTCCTAGATTGATTACGCTTCAGTGGAAAGCTATTGTCCATAACTTACGAATTAATAATACGCAAGTCACCGGCCCGATTAATGACATCTGTTTAGCCCCAGTGAGCGGTGAGGTTGGCACTAATAATATTGTTCGTGACGTCACTTTTGATGATGATGGAACACACGAGGTTACTGCAATTGACGCTTCACCTAAGACCAGTGCTGCTGGGCAAACGATTTTTAGCTTTCCAAATGTGATTGACAGTATCACAATGTCTGATGTCTATAACGGCATCCACCTGTACTCAAGTAAAGGTGGTTGGGTCAATGGCAACGTCTTTCAAAACGTCAATATTCAAGGCTTCCGTAATACGGGTGTTTGGCTTGACGGTGGTGATGACCGCGTTTCAATTTCACATAATTCATTTAACAACATTCAGGTTCAATATAAGAAGGATGCTCCAGCCAGTGCTCGTGCGTTCAAGATCAACTTTGGTGTGAATAACAAGTTCAGCATGATCAACACGTGGCAGGATCAAGGAACCAACAAAGCGATTCCTTCAATGGAATTGCAACCACTTCCTGGAGCGGACTCATGGGACATCCGTAATAATACGTTTGATGGCATTCTTGAGTCCGAAATTGATGGGAATGCTGAAACGCTGCGCTATAACGATACGGATGGGCTGCGGCTGTCGTACTGGCTAACGCCTTCTTTTCAGAACGGCTATGGCTCGCTGAACACGACTAAGACCTTAGCTGAAAATCTCCTTCCTGAAAATCTGATTGTTGATTTTGTGCAAGGCAAACGGAGCCCGCTGCAGTGGGATAATAACTACTATAAGCCTACGGATAAAGGTATTGATGACAAAGGCTACTATGTCAAATTCACCCGAGTTAAGGATGATGCTGATGGCAAAAGTGCATTTGGTTTGCCACTTAATCGTATTTCAAATTACTTAAGAGGAATTAGCAAGTACACGGTAGTGATTGATTTTGACATAAACGGCGAGGATAACGCCAATGTGTCTTTCCAAACGTCATCAGGATACTTTCATGGGGCAGATCGAACAGTTCTGTCTAAAGGCCATCACCAAATGGTACGCTTGCAGAATGGTGTATATCGCTACTATGAAACCTTTAATAACAACGTTCAGTCTTCTGACCCAATGTTCTTGTATGCTTACTTCGGTGGTGGCAACGCAATTAATATTCGTCACTTCGCACTTGTTCCAGGCTGGTTGGGCCCTTATCAAGACATCCGTGAGACTCATAACACGACCATGTGGTCAATCACTAGTCCCACTAAGATTGACTTTACAAGTAGTGACGCTGCGGTAATCATGCAGAATCTTAAGCTGTCATTTATGCAAGGTTTCAATACTAATGACTGGTTCGATAAGGATCTAGTTCAAGAGACAAAGCGATCAAATGGATCGTATGTCTATACGTATCCGATTTATATCTAGGAGGTGTAGCTTATGAAAATCGTTCATGTCATGACGGAATCCGGTGCGATTAAGGCTGATAAAGAGGTGGCTGATGATTACCAGCTGCAAGCAAATGAGAGCTTTACACTCCCGGCTATCCCAGCATATACGCTTGATTACCAGCCTATTAAGTTGGATATCAATGCGGCAGATCCAGAGCAGATGATGTTATCCCAACTAGTCTTACAACAAGCACAATTTCAAGCCAGTCAGCAAAAGCTTAATTCACAATTAGCATTGCAGTTAGCACAACTTACAGTGAAGGGGGCAAAGTAAATGTTTAATCTAGTACAACAGTCATATCAAGCAGGCTGGTATACATTAGATAATGTTAAAACCTTTGTTTTAGCCAACATGATTACCCAAGACGAATATAAACAAATCACAGGTCAAGACTATGATACGGCAGCTCAAACACAAGTAGTTTAATAATGTTTGTTCATTGCTTCTAACCAGTCCAGCGCTAGTTAATTGCTCTATAAGACTGGAAAAATATGAGCAAAGCAATAATTATGTCGCCTTAGAAATACACAATACATAAATAAGCCTCACTCAAACAAGCGGGGCTTTTATTATGGGCGGCTTTAAGAAAGAGGGTGGCAACAGGCAATGCACATCTTAACACTGCATTCTTTTCTAAGCCTTGGTTGGGATGAATGGGCTTCAATTGTTGCTATTTTAACAGCGATTGTAATTATCGCTAGAAGTTTAATCAAAAAGACCAAATACGATATTTTTGAGCCTATTAATCGACGCCTTGACAAGTTCAACGAAAGTGTTGATTTCCTTATTAACTGGCAAGATAAGGCAAACACTCGTCTTGAAAAGGGCGCAGAAAAGCTTGTAAAACATGAAGAACAATTAAAAGATCACGAACATCGAATTACTATTTTGGAGGAGCGCAACAAATGAAAGCACTAAACGACATTATTAATTGGATTATCAATTCGGGCTTTCTAGCATTGCTGATCTATATTGCTGTTGCATTCGGCAAGCCTTGGGTTGATAGCAAGATTAAGCACGCTAAAACAGCCCAAGAAAAAGAAGCATGGACGTTGCTTCAACAAGTATCAATGACAGTGGTTAATTCACTCGTTGGCAAGGATATGACCGGTCAAGCTAAGTTCGTTGAAGCCGTTACTCAAGTACAAACCTATCTTGAAAATAAGGGTCTTAATGTGGATATGAAGCAAGTTCAATCAGCAGTTCAATCCGCTTATGAACTATCAACATTAACGCCAACAGTTAACCCTAACGAAGATAAGTCAGATACTGCAAAGAAGCATGATCCTGTATTAGAAGCAATCAAGACAGCTCCTAATCGTGCTAATAAGCTAACGCTAGACAAGAATGATGTAACTGGAGAAGTTAAGGGTTAGGAGGTAGATACAATGGCTTCTTTATATACAGTAGACGTTTATTCTGGTAGCGATGACAGTATTATCCGTGATCCTCACGCACAAGGGGTTATCGTTAAGGCTACGCAAGGAACAGGCTACGTAAACCCTAAGTGCAATCATCAATGGGACTTAGCAGGTCAACTCGGTAAGAAGCGAGGACTGTATCATTATGCTGGTGGTGGCAATCCTGTTAGTGAAGCACAATTCTTCATTAGCAACATCAAGAACTATGTAGGGCAAGGCTTGCTCATTCTTGATTGGGAGAGCTATCAAAACGCTTCATGGGGTAATACTAACTGGGCACGGCAATTCGTTAATGAAGTGCATCGTTTAACCGGTGTCTGGCCGTTACTCTATGTACAGGAATCTGCTATTTGGCAAGTTGCCAACTGTGCTAATGATTGCGGTTTGTGGGTTGCTAAATATGCTTCTATGAATTGGAACAGTTGGACTGTTCCTAACATGAATGTTTCTAGTGGGGCTTTCAAGTTCATTACTGGTTGGCAATACACAGGTGGTGACATGGATCGTTCTATCTTCTATCTTGATGCAGCCAGTTGGGATAAGCTTGCTAATCCTGCAGGAGCAACTACACCAAAGATTGAAGCACCTAAGCCTAATCCGACACCAACGCCAGTTAATCCAGCACCATCAACTTCTAACTGGGTAGACGCATTAGGCGATCGCTGGTTTGAAGAAAAAGGCACATTTATTTCTAACTGCGCTCTTCACTTACGCTGGGGAGCAACTGTTAATTCCTCTGTGATTGCTGTTGTTCCAGCAGGTACGGTTATCAAGTATGACGCTTACTCACGTCATGGCGGTTACGTGTGGTTACGTCAACCACGAGAACATGGTCAATACGGCTATATTGCTTGTCGTGACGCTAATACTAATGAAGCGTTTGGGACATTCAAATAAATGATTAAAGCCAACCGGTCACATAGACTGATTGGCTTTTTTGTCATATACTGGGGCTTGCGATGGTTGCGTGTGCGACTACATAGAAGGGAGCTGTGATAGCTCCTTTTTGTTATAATGATTACTGCCCACATGATTGTGTTATACTACTACTGTTGTCTTCTTTAAGACAATTACCTTACATGGCTCTGCTTCGGCAGGGCTTTTTCTTTTTGCTACAAAAATATTAAATTAAATACTAAAAAGTATTGCAAAAGATACTTAATGTGTTATTATATAGTCGTAAGGTAATTAAGAACAAAGGATATAATCATTATGACTAAAGAAGAATTAATTAAGAACATCGAAACGTTTGCAGACCAATTAGGGCACGATCAATTTGATCGGGAAGTTGCTGATTACAAGTTAACTAAACTCTATGATGATGTTCAAGATACCAACAACGAAGAAGCTATCAACGAGATGGACGAAATTGTTTACCAATACGCTCATGAAGGCTTAGCTAACGATGAAGCAGCAGAGAACCTTGATTTCGTAATCGACGCATTGGAGGCTTAA